CACTTCTTTGGGTGCGGCGTCCACGATGCCGAACCACTCGCGCCGGAAGAAGCTGCCCGCTGTGGCCCGCATGTTCCAGTTGCCGTCCAGCAGGCGGCCGCGGTCAATGCGTGGCAGGGCCTTGAGGTTGGCCAGGTAGGCGGGGTCCTGCTCCAAGAGGACTCTGTTGTCGAAGACGCTGGCAGGAATGAACGTCAGCGACTTCGGCTCGCAGTCGGGGCCGAGCGTCCGCAGAAGCTCCTCCTTGCTGTCGGCCCAGTGCAGCTCGTCTCCCAGGCGGCAGAACCACCGGAGCACCCCGGAGCGTTCCTTGATGGCGAAGCCGGTCTCCGGGTGAATCCACCAGGCTATCAACTGGCGGACAAAGCTGTCCGGGTCCGGGTTGCACGTGCCCCGCACGTAGCCGCGGATTCCGCTCATGCTGCGGAGCCGGCTGAGCATGTACCAGAACTGGGGGCCGGTGAACTGGCAAAGCTCGTCGAAGGCGATGAACGGGAGTTGCGCGCCCTGCCAGCCGAAACGGTCTCCCTCGTGCTCCATGCCGCTAAACTTGAGCACGGCGCCCGAAGCGAAGCGCCACTCTAGCGCGCTCTGGTTCGCCGCGGCGCCGAGCCGGGGGTACACCTGTTCGGCAGTGTCCCAAAGCCCGCCTTGCAACTTCAGCATCGGCACCGTGCGGCGGAAGATGACGCCCCGGAACTTCGGGTTGGCGATGTGGTAGAGCGGTTCCAAGAGCAGGGAGAAGCTTTTCCCGCCGCCCGCGCTCCCGCCGAAGATCGCGATGTCAGCCGGAGATGACAGGAACGCCTCCTGCGGGCCGGGCTGGGGTTTCAATTCAATCGCCATTTCCATCTGTCCTTTCCGCCAGCGCGAGGCTGGTCTCTACTCTGGGTTCGGCCTCCACCGTGGCCTTTTGGGGCAGGTAGAGATGGACGTTCAGAGGTTGCCCGTCTGGACCTGAAACTTCCACGCGCGAGCGGCTATAGTGCTCAGCGGCCCCAGGGGCGTGCTCTAAGAACCATGTAATGATTCTAACGCGTATGGCGGGGTCGCCGCTTTCCATTAGCTCCTCTAGGATACGAAGGCGACGGTCAATCCCCTTGCTGACCGCACGGGCGAGCGCCTCCTCAAAACGCGGATGGTCGCGGCGGTAGTTCAGGAAGGACTGGTAGGACAACCCACATGCCTTGACCGCGTGGCCGAACGGAACGCCGCGACTGGCGCAGCGCAGAATCCGCTTCACCACCCCAGCCGTGAACTTGCGTGGCCGCCCGCCGGGGTTAGGCAGTAGCGGCGCCGGGGTTAAGTCTTTCATCGTCTCCAAGTTTCCTTCCAGCCCACGGGAACACCGGCCTTGGCGAGCCGCTGCTCGCGGGCCCCGCGCTCCTTTTTGGCGATCAGGTACTCGAGGACTTCGATTTGCGCGCGGGTGCGGAGCGTGTTGGCCTCTGCCTGGTCCGCGCGTTTTTCCGCATCCCGTATTAGCAGTCGGTCAAGCTCTAAAGTACTTACTCTTTTCATTTCTTTCTGCGTTTCTGTTTCCGGCGCGGGCGAGCGGCGGGTTTGTTGGGAGTAGGAGCCGGCCCAACCGCGACTGCTACTGCCTCGCCCGGTCCATCCGAGTGAGGCGCCGGCGCCGGTGTGGCAGCCTCAGTGACCGCCGAGTCAAACCGTGGACGCTGGACCTGCCAGGTGCAGAACGACCGGGCTAAGACCCTCCAGCTTTGCCGGTCCGCGATGCCCTGCGTTTCATGGGCCGCCAGCCGCGCGGCGGTCCAGCTTTCCAGGCTCGGCGGCTGGGCGCCTTCCGGCAGCCCGCGCTCGGCGATTTGGGCCTGCACCGTTCGCCAATTCTCGGACCGTGCAAGCTCACTGCGGACGAACGCCTTGAACATCCCGGCCCCGTCACCGTTGGCCTCCATAGCGCGGGTGAACTCGGCGAGAGTCCACGGCTGGACAGTTGCGGGCGGGCGGGGAATCCCGGCCCACCGCTCATCAATTTGTCTGCGCGTGCGTTCGGCCAACAGCGCAGCGGCGACTTCGAGTTTGGCGCGGTGCCGTAATAGGATGCGGACGGCGTGCCGCAGCGACTCGTCCGTGTGCGGATAGCCTACAATATGCTGGTAGTCTGAGGCGCTCAATTCGCGCAGGTAGAAGAGGGCTTCCCAATGCCACTGCGAAAGAGTTTCTTCCGTCAACGGAAACAGCAGGGGCGTGCGGTAGCGCCAGACCGTGCCGAGTAAGTGCTCCGCCACGACGCCCGCCCACCCCACGCAACCCGTCTCAAACTTGGAGCCGCTGAACTCGCGCGGGCACCAGCCCCCCGTCAGGGTGTCGTCTTCTCCAATGTCAATCGTCATCGTCGCGGGGATGCCGAACCCCAGCGCGGATACGACCCAGTGGCCCGCTTCGTGGACGCTGATACTCCGCAGGTCCTGCTCAAGGTAGTCTTCGGCGTTCATGCCTTGGCGGGGGCTTTGGGCCGGTGTTCACCGCACCAGGCATCTGTTGCGACCTTTGGAAACTCGGCCTGCTGGTTTGCTATAAGCGGCGGCGGCTGCGGCGGAAACCGATGGCATCTGCCCGCGGCGCTTAACCAAGAACATGTGCGGCACAATTTCTGTGCGCTCAGCGGCGGCGGTGTTGGGTTTGTTGTGCTCATGCTTTCCTTTCAAGTAGTCGTAATACTGCCCGCCAAAACATCTCACGCAGGCGCTCCCGGACCCGCACGGCAAGAGGAATCCCGCTATCGCCAACTTCCGGCTGCGCCGTCCCGCCGAGCTCCGAGCATTGACAGCGCAGGCTTTTACCAGGTTCGTCAGCGATAGTGGGTGAAAGAGTAACAGGGTGAAGGTCGGGCGGCGCAGCGGCCAGCAGACTGTGACCCGGCGGCAGCAGGCGGCGCCAGGCCCCACGTTGGGACAGGTCAACGACCTCTCTTGGCGGAGTCACGTGGGCCTGCCTTCCAGCCAGGCGATGCGCAGCCGGATGCCGCGGGCTTGGTTCTCAAGCTCGGCGACCTTCAAGGCGCCCAAAAATCCCGCCCAGGGCTTGGCGCGGAGACGCTGGGCCTCCGCCTTGGTCGCTTCCAACTCGCGCCGCAGCCGCTCAAGCTCCGCCGAAATGTCCTGTGAAGCCGTCGCGCTCATTGCAGCCCTTGCAGCAACCCGTCAATCGCGGCGATGAGTTCGGGGACGCTCCCTCGTCCGGGTTCAACCCAGCGAGGCGGAGACCATGCTCGGCTGCCAAAGCAGTATCCCGGAAACAATAAGGAGCACAGGTCCGTCAAGTCCCTACGACTTCGCTCTATGTCGGCCAACAGTTCGGCCTCACGGTTGCGGCTCGTGGTCTCTAACCAATTCTTTGACGCCTCCAACCTCGCGCGGACCCCCGGCAAGGCTTCGGCCTCGGCGGGGTCGCCCGTTGAAAGTCGCCGCTCCTGCGCCATTAGAGACGGAAGACTGTCCCGGATTTGCTCGCGACGCACCATGAGGGCCGCGAGGCTGACCTCCCCCTCTGCCAGCGCGGCGAGGATTGCGCGAAGCTCTTCGACCTGGACACTTGTGAGCTTTGGCAACGGCAACGCCTCGCCCCGTTCCTGCTCACTTAACGATTCCAACTTCCGCCCATTGGTGAAGGCGTCGCCTCCGGGTGCGAACAGGATGGTGTCTCGTTTTGTAACCCGCGGCCACAGTGCGGCGGAGGGCGGTGGAGGTTCAGACAGAATATCGGATTTCAGTAACGTGCTCATCAGTGTGTCTTTTCTTTTTCTTGGTTAAGCTCGGTCGGGGAAGAATTGCTCGCAGGGGTACCGGAAGGCTCGGCGGGAATACATCTTGTGCAGCGCAGCCCGTAGCCTCTCAGTGCCGATTTCAGCAGCCGTGCCAAGCGCCTCTCTACCGGGGCCGTCCAGTTGCCGGGCACCGGGCGCAGCGTCAAGGTGTAGGTAGTCGTGTCCTTCACGGGGATTGCTTCCGCAAGTTGTCAAAGCCCTGCTCCAGACCTTCGAGCAACTCTACCACCGCCGGTTCGTTGCGCCGCAGTTGCCAGCACGCGGCGTCGATCGCGGCGCGGTAAGCGATGCTGCCGCAGTCCCAACTCTTGCCCGGCCCTTCAAAGTACGCGCTTTCGCGGCGCACGAGCCACGCGGCCAGCGCGCGCTGGCGCCGGACGAAGTGGATCATAAGCTCGCGAGCGCGAGCATTCACTACGGGCACCGCCGAGTTGAGCGGCAACGGGTCGGGCGGCACGCTACCCCATCCAGGGCACGGAGGATTTGTCA